ATGGAAAGAAGTAAGAATGTTAACAAAAACGCACAAAAAATACAATATGGAGATTTTGTAACCCTATCGGAAATGTTAGGTTGTACCAGTCAGGCAGCACGTATGAGGTATGAAAGAGGTGATTTAAATGCAAAAGAAGCTCTGGATATTATTATAGAAACTCGAAAAAAAATTATCCAAGAATACCATTTAAAAAATCCCACGAAAAAAAATTCAACTATTTTAAAAACAAATTAATGAATCAAAAATAGTCTAAGAAAATATGCATCAGTATATTAAAAACTCGTCTAAATAACTAACGTAGAATAAGAATACTATTTTTTATCAATACCAATGGAAGTTTATGAATTCTATAATAATAAATGGGGTGTTTTATCCAATTGGTTATTTGGAAAATCCGGTTTACTCAAACAAAGTACCTATAAACAATTAACACAAAGAAACCATTTAATTCTCTTACGAAAAGGAGGAAATGGAAGAAAGGCGTTAGTTGAATTTGACAGTATGAGATCCGACATTAAAAAATCGGTATTAGAGTTAGCCGGAGATCCTTATACTATAGGAAAAAAATACACTTTCTTAGAATGCATAGAAAAAGACGAAAAAGCGGAAAAATTTTTCAATGAATACCTATTGGAAAATGGTCAATCCTTGCCTGAAAACAGAAAAAAAGAATATACCTGCAATGCATCCCTGCTAAATACTATTTCAAAAATTATAAATCATACCCTGATGCGCCGTCGTGTCTTGGGAGGCAATCAAAAAAAAATGTGGGAAAATATTGCAGAAATTGTAAAAAATCTCGATAAAAACAAATGGCCGCATTCTTTACCGGAAAATTACCGCCGTTTACGAGAACGATTAAAAGTATATCAAACTCATGGATATCAAATTTTAATACATAAAAACTATTGCCATACCCACAGTCAAAAACTAACAGAAAATTCCAAACTCTGGCTGTTAGCCAAATGGAGTAATCAAGTCCAAAGAACAGTCTGCATATCACAATTACATCAAGAATATAACCTTTATGCCCTGAGCGAAGGATTAAAAACAGTTGAAGAAAAAACCATATACAATTTTATATATGACGAAGAAATAATGCCTTTGTGGTACGGACACAAATTTGGAGAACTTAAATACAAAGAAAAATATAATTACCAACAAAAAACTAAATTACCAACACTACGAGATTCACTCTGGTATAGCGACGGAACCAAATTAAACTTCTTTTACCTAACTGAGGAGGGCAAAATGGAAACCATTTCTGTTTATGAAGTTATGGATGCATACAGCGAGGTTTTGCTTGGATATCATATCAGTAAAGAAGAAAACTATCAAGCCCAATATTCAGCATATCGGATGGCCATACAATTTTCAGGACATAAACCCTATCAAATAGGTTTTGATAACCAAGGAGGACATAAAAAACTTGAAACGGAGAATTTTTTAAATAAAATAGCCCATTTGTCCATAAAAACCGAGCCATACAACGGAAAATCCAAAACCATTGAAAATGCATTTTATCGTCTGCAAAATCAACATCTTGCTCGTTATTGGTTCTTTACAGGACAAAATATCCAAGCTAAAAAAGAAATTTCTAAAGCTAATATGGAATTCATCTTAGCTAATAAAAGCAATCTCCCCTCCCTTACCGAAATAAAAGAGATTTATAAAAAAATACGAGAAGAATGGAATCTTTCTCCCCATCCGTTCAGCGGTAAATCCCGACTTCAAACGTATTTAGACAGCGAAAATGAAAAAGCGCCTAAGATTGAATTATGGGACATGGTCAATTTCTTTTGGGTTGAAAGAAAACAGCCTGTAAAATGGTCTTCCTTCGGATTTTCTTTTAAGGAAAAAAAAGTAACCTACGACTATTTTGTTTATCGAGAAGATGGTATGCCCGATTTAGATTTTCACGAAAAAGCCGTGAATCAATCATTTTTTGTCAAATATGATCCGGAAGATATGAGCATGATTTATTTATATCAGAAAGATCCACAAGGACAATTACGATTTGTAAGAGAAGCCGTTTTAAAAACCGAAATACACCGAGGAAAACAAGAACAAGAACAATTCGAAGCAGAATGGATTAAAAAGGTCAAAAAAGAAAATAAGAATAAGCGTATCCAACGAAGAAATGAAATGGATGAGATCCTTAAAAGTTTTAACATGGATGCGGAATCCTATGGATTGGTTAAACCCAATCTGAAAGGGTTGGAAAATTCCAAAATTGGAAGAAAAAGCAAAAAAGTGATGCATGAAGATGTTGGAAGTTGGCAGAAAAAAGAAAGTTTACAAACCATAGAAGATATCAGAGAACTTTATTAAAAAACAAAAATGCCCCCCTTAGGGGACTAAAAGCCAAACAAAAATATGGATAATGAAGAAAAAATACAAACGGTTCAAAAAATTCAAGACTATGTTAAACAACTGGGAAGTGAAACAGAAGCCGCCAATAACTTGAAACTAAGTACGGATCAACTCACTCAGATTCTCAAAGGAGAAAAGCCGGTTATCAAAGACAACGTATGGAAATCTATCAATGCACAACTAAAAATTTACGAAAAAAGTTGGCAAGTAGTAGAAACAACGAATTTTAAAAATCTTCGTACCCTGTTTCAAGATGCAGTTGACGACTCACAAGTATTTGCCGTAATAAACTTTGCCGGTAGCGGTAAAACCGAGACAGCAAAGGCATTTGTTGAAAATACACCCAATACCTATCTCTTACAATGCAATGAATATTGGAATCGGAAATACTTTTTAGCTGAATTATTAAACGTCTTGGGAAGAGATTCCGGTGGACTGACCGTTGCCGAGATGATGTCTGAAGCAGTACGGATTTTAAAAAAAAATAAAAAGCCCGGTATAATCCTGGATGAAGCAGATAAATTAAGCGATCAAGTCCTTTACTTTTTCATATCCCTCTACAATCAATTAGAAGATCATTGCGCCATTATCTTAATGGCAACCGATCATCTGGAAAAAAGAATCAAAAGAGGTTTAAAATTAAACAAAAAAGGATATAAAGAAATTTTCAGCCGAATTGGCAGGAGATTTATAGAATTTGGAGGAATCACGGCATCAGATGTCGCTTCCATTTGCATAGCAAACGGAATAGAAAATAAATGCCGTATTAAAGAAATATGGCAAGATAGTGAAGGAGATTTGCGCAGAGTGAAAAGAAAAATATATGCCTTAAAAAAAATAAACAAAGAAATTAAATGAAACGAGCAATATCCATTCATGAAATTTATACCAAAAAAAGAAAAGTATTACCATTTGATGGAATATGGGAAGCACATATAGGTAAACCGGAATTAAAAGGCAGTTGGATTATTTGGGGAAATTCAGGAAACGGAAAAACCGGATATGCCATACAATTAGCCAAATATCTCTCAAAGTTTGGCAGAGTGGCTTATAACGGATTAGAAGAAGGAAACAGCGAATCTTTTGCAGAAGCCTGCAAAAGAAATAATATGGACAAATGCCGAGGAAGATTTGTACTGATTGAAGACAGCATCGAAGAATTAGACCATCGCTTAAACTTGCACAAATCGCCGGATATAATATTCATTGACAGTTTACAATATTCAGGAATCAATTATACCTCGTATAAAGAATTGATAAAAAAATACTCAAACAAATTATTTATATGGATTTCACATGCCGAAGGTCGCAATCCGGAAGGACGAATTGCAAAAAAAGTACGATACGATGCCTTTGTTAAAATTTATGTTGAAGGCTATACAGCAAATGCCGTAAGTAGATACGGAGGAAAAGAAAGTTATATAATTTGGCAAGAAGGTGCCGACCAATACAATCTAACCATTAGATGAAAATCAATCAGTTAGAAAAAAAAGTTAATTGTTAAACTTTCACTCCATGAATAACAATAAGAATTGAACTCTCAATAACTTGATAAAGCTAACCCGAAATAAACATTTATGACAGTAAAAGAACTAAAAGAAAAAATCAATGATTTACCTGACGATATGGAAGTCATGCTAGAGCAAACCAAAGAAGAGTTTAAATATGGCCTATTAAACACAATTAAAGTAAATGAAGAATTATTTATAGATCCTTTTTTCCGGGTTACCCTGATGAATGATGAATCTATTATTTTATCTGATGAATAAACAACTATGAAACCAACCCATACACAAATTAATTTTTGCCGACTTACAAAAACTTCACAAGAAGACTATCAAACCAATCTGTTTGAAACGGGATGCGAATTTGCCGAAAACTTGGGATATACCTGTCCTCAAAAATATAAAGAAGAATACATACAAATATTACTTTCTCTTCCCCAATATTGGAAGTGGTGGTCAACCCAATGGAATATCCGAACACAAGAAGCATTCGGAGTAGTCGGAATATCAGAAAATGAAACCCATATAAATTCACTTGAAACAGATGCCCTCAACGAAGCATTTGCCTCGGCGCACAGCTTATCAAGCTACCAACATATTTACCCTAATAATTTAGTAATGAAAGTCTTAAAAGAAAAAATACAAACCCATGAAACCACTACCCTTAAATCAAATACCTCTAAAGGAATGGAGCGAAACCGAATTAGAAGATCACGTGTATCGGTTGAGCTGTGAATTAGATAAATATCAAGAAGGAAACATTTTACTTAGAATTTTACTCCGTATGGAAAGAACACGAATACTAAAAGAATTAATACGAAGAGACGAAAATAAATGTTAACATGAAACTATTGGCAAATATTGAAATATTACGAGATCTTTTATCCTATGATACGGAAGAAAAGAAATTTTTAAACTTAGCAGAGCGCTGTGAAATCCATCGAAACATAGGCAAGATTACAAGATGTCAGCCCCCTTCTTTTCCCCTTTCATTACAGGAAAAATTATTTACCAAACTTTTGGAAATCAGAAGAACCGAATGGAAACGCCCTACGATGCATTGGGAAGAAAATCATTTCGGCCAAAAAGTGAAAATAAAAATTAACTAGCTTTTAAAAACTTTAATTTAAAATCAATCATAACATGTCCATACCAGATCTAAGCACAGTAACCGAAAAAGAGCTTTTAGAAGCTTTAAAAAAGAAAAAAAAAGAAAAAGAATCGGACCGGATAGCTTATAAAGAGTTAGTTGAAGAAACTATACCGGAAGTCATCCACCATCTTATTAAAACTTCCCAAGAACTTCGCTCTTCCAAAAAATTTACCTTTTCTGCCTTAAAAAAACTTATTCAATTAAAATATTCCATATACGGAGTAAAAGAAGAACAACAATCCCATACTTTTACTACCGCAAACGGCGAATCTGTAACCATCGGCTATCACGTTACCGATAATTGGGATGACACGGTAAACTCAGGAATAGCTAAAATAAATGAATACATAAGGTTCCTTGCCAAGAAAGAGGCCGACGCCCATACTATAACCATCATTAATCAACTATTAAAAAAAGATGCCAAAGGAAATTTAAAAAGTTCCCGTGTGCTTGAATTAATTTCATTAGCCGATAAGTTGGATCACGAAACTTTCACCGATGGAGTTCGTATCATACAACAAGCCTATAAGCCTACCCGTTCCAGCTTTTTCATAAAAGCTCATTACCTCGATAAATTAGGTCATAAAGTAACCATAGATCTCTCCATCGCCTCCGTGGATTTTCCTAAAGATTTTGACTTAACATTTTTACTTCCTGAAAAACATAAACAAGATGAAAACACCTAAAGTACATGACTATCAAATCAAGCAACTTTTCAGTTTATTCTCCGAAGATGTAAAAAAAGACCCTGCTCTGCGTCAACAGTTGATTTTTCATTTTACTCACGGGAGAGTAAGCAGTACCAAAGATCTTACCGATGAAGAAGCTAACAGGTTAATTGCTGCTCTCAAAGAAACATATACCCACTGGGGAAAGTTTGATAAAAATAATAAACAGCATTTAACTCTATTGCGTTTATGTTACGATTTAAATTGGACTATTTTTAATAAAAAACATAACCGTATAGTCGCCGATTTAAATACTCTGGGAAAATTTATAGCAAGTAAAAAATCACCCGTAAGAAAACCTTTATTAGAAATGTCAGTAAAAGAATGCAGTAAACTAATAACGGCCTTAGAAGGAATACTTAAATTCAAGTATAAAAAAATGGATTGAAAAATACCGCCGCCACCTGTTGAAAAATATTTCGTTTGTGCATTTTACTTTTAAAAAAAACAGGGTCACCAATGAGCGATAATTGTTGTATAAAAGAATCTGTTCAATCGATCGAACAATAAAATGATAAGAGGTTACATCATTCTAACTGCCAAAAAATCACAAATAAATCATTATTTGGATATTTCATACAATAATAATAATTTTGTGTAAATGAGTACCAAAAACTTACGAAATAATACAAAATTAAGATACAGAGCCATAAAAGAAGAATACCGTTTACAAGTTAAACGCAATAACGGTATGCCTCTTACTCAGATATACAGACAATTTATTTATCCCAAGTTTTTCATATCCAGACAAACCTTATATACGATCATATTTACTCCGGATTCCGATTTAAACTAGCAATTGGATATACTCATCGTATAGAATACATGAAGTTCTTGAATACCATCCTCTCTTAGGACAGATTTCCAAGAAGATCTTTTCAAGCTCCCGCAAAAACTTTTCGGTCTCCATTCGTGCAATTTTTCATGTATTTTTTTTAAATAATTCCAACCTTCCCAAGCATTTGCTTGCACATCCTCAGAATTACTGTTTTGACTTGAAAATTTTAAAGTAGCAACCGTTATGTCAAACGTTATAAAACCTTGTTGTTTGTGATGGGAAGTCATTGACTTGCTTTTTCCATTATCTTCGAAAGTAGCTTCTTTAATAGAAATTAATGCACAAGGCCAAGATAAAGGGTAAGGGATTTCCTCATAATTTAATTGTCCCCAATCTTCTCCAACATATGAAAATTCCTTAATTTCAGCTATTCTCGCCTGTAGAGATTCTAAAATTTCGATCATTAATTATAAATTTGGTTAATAAATATCTTACATCAACATAAAAAGTATTATTTAACAAACTTTCTCAAATACTTTTCAGTTGAAAATTTCATCAATAATGAATTGCTTATAAAAACTTATATTCTTAAAAAAGGTTACTCTTTACTAAAATCACTAATTAATAAGAAACCGATACATCGCTGAAAAATAATTCGGCTGTAGATCATAATTACCCGCATCTAAGAGTAACCTGTACTATGGTTTTAAACAAATATCTAAGAAAATAAACGCAACTTGTATTAGTATGTAAAGAAACTTGACACTTCTGTGCAAGTACTTTACAAGATTGTCAAGAAGCTTTACAACTTTCTTTACTTGCAATCTTTTATGATTCAATTTTGCCGTATAAAATTTCGAACGATTAAGGATTAGTTACGGTAAAAGAATTATCCGTCATTAAAAAAAATCATTTGAAAGCATACAAAGAAAATAAACCAAATAAAAAAATATTGTCTGCTAAGCAAAAGGTTAACCAACGCGTTAAAACGAAATTCACGAATGAATCGCAGGCAGACAGTATTTAATAAAATAGCAATATGAACCTTAAAAAATCTATACGAACCATAAAATATTTGGTTATACACTGTGCCGCGACTCCCGAAGGAAGGAACGATAAGGCCAAAGACATAGATCGTTGGCATAAAGAAAGAGGATGGGCCGGAATCGGATACAATTACGTCATAGATTTAGATGGTACTGTTGAACCGGGAAGGGATGTAGACAGGATACCTGCCCAAGTTGCCGGACATAACAAAAATGCCATAGGTATTTGCTATATAGGAGGAGCTGACAAAAACTTGAAAGCTAAAGACACACGAAATCCGGCCCAAAAAAAAAGTCTGATTGAATTACTTAAAGAATTAAGAAAATTATATCCAACTGCTCAAATACTGGGACATAGAGATTTTGCATCTGCCAATACCACTTGTCCAAGTTTTGATGCCATAGAAGAATATAAAAATATTTAAAGAAATGAAATCGTACAATTATAAGAAGATCGTCTTAAATTTTATTATTCCCGTATTCTTTACTATGCTTTTGATAAGCTGTAATGAAAATAATAAAATAGCAACCCCTGATCGATTCACAGATAAAAAAATAACTAATAATGAAGTAATCAGAGATTCGATTTTTAAAATCCAACCCGATACAAGTTCTTTAAAGGCTTTAATTGAATGGAGAAACGGAAAAGCTGTAATTAAAGAAATCATCCAATCAGAATCCGGAAAAAACCATTTAAAATTCCCTAAAATCCAAATTAAGGATAATATTCTTACCGTGGATTGTGAAACTCGTGCGCAAGAATTAGTGGCCACTTGGAAAGAACATCACACAAAAGAATTTAAAACCGAAACCATAACCCATACCGAATTTAAAAATTTATCACGCTGGGAAAGTTTTTGTTTAGGGACAGGTAAAATTGTGACTTTATTATTCATAAGTACTTTCATTATCTATCTACTTAGAAAGGGTATTAAGAAATAAAGTGTATAACAAACAATCATAAAAAACAAATAAGATAAATAACATCAATAATCAAAAATCAAAATTAACTAATAATGAATTTACCAAAAATAACCATAGACTTTGACAATGGTGTTCTAGGAGCAGTAGCAGCCAATTCGGATGGCGTATTCGGATTAGTGGCACATGCAGAAGCTACTGAATTTTTCGAATTGAATAAACCCTACATGGTTAAATCCATGAAACAAGTGGCTCAATTGGGCATAGTATCGTCAACGAACCAAAATTTATATAAAACCCTTTCTGAATTTTATAAAGAAAGCGGAGAAGGACGTGAATTATGGTTACTGGGTATGCCTAAAAGCACAAAAACCTCAAATTGGTTTTCAGTGGACGAAGTTACAGGAAAAGCACCGGTTGAAAAATTATTAGATGCTGCCAATGGTAAGCTTACCGGTATTTTTACTAAATGTTCACCGGATGATAATGAGAATTTAACCATCGTAAACGGATTAGATGAGGAGGTGTTACTTACTGCAACCAATGCTCAATCCTTAGCAGAAAGCTACACAAAATCTAAGTATGCACCTTTCTTTGTAGTTTTAGAAGGATACGGATTTACCGGTAATGTAATTGAATTACCAAACTTATTCGAATATTCCAACAACCGTGTATCCATACTTTTAGGTGATACAGAAAAAGGTAAAGGTTCAGCCATCGGTATCGTAGCCGGCAGATTGGCAAAAAATCAAGTACATCAAAATATTGGAAAAGTTAGAGACGGAGCTTTAAGCAATTTACATGCTTACATTGCAAATGAACCGGCAGAAACTTTTGATGTAGAAGCTTTAAATGAAAAAGGGTTTATCACCTTCAGAACTCATGTTGGAAAATCAGGCTATTATTTTACAGACGACCATACAGCCAGCCCGGTGAGTGATGACTATCATTATCTTACTAACAGAAGAGTAATTGACAAAGCATACCGAATTACGTATCAAACATTAATCAACTATTTATTGGATGATATCGATTTGGAAATCGACGGAACCATCAACCCTATTTATGCCAAATGTATAGAAGGAGATCTTGAAAATGCTTTGGTTTCGCTTATGACAAACTACGGTGAATTGTCTTCCAACATTGAAAATAGAGATAATGGAGTTAAAATATTTGTAGACCCGTCTCAAAACGTTGTGGCAACATCCCGAATAAATGTTGTGGCTCGAGTTCGTCCTCACGGATATAACCGATTTGTAGATGTGTTATTAGGCTTTGATATAACTAAAAAATAATAAAAAAATGTTTAACAGTAGAGAATATGAATGGGCAGATTTTACTGCTACGTTAGGAGGTAAAGATTTAACTGGAATCAGAGGTGTAAAATATACCCGAAAAATAGAAAGAGAAGCCGTATATGGAAAAGGCAGAAATGCACGAGCAATTCAATCCGGAAATGTTTCCATAGAAGGTGAAATTACATTACTGCAATCAGAATATGAAAGTTTAGTAGCTTCTGCTAAAAACAGAGATATACTTAACCTTTGTTTAGATTTAGTAGGTGCCTATGGTAACCCAACCAATGGAGATATGTTAATTATGGATCGTATCACCGGTGTACGTTTTACAGAGGCCGGAAAAGAATTTAAACAAGGAGACAAATTCATGGAAATTACCCTTCCGTTTATTGCTCTTGATGTAATATCTCAATGCTAATTAGAAATTAAAAAAAATTATGAATACTCAAACTAACCCAATCAGCCAAGAACAAATCGAGGCATGGAAAGCTAAACACAAAGAAATTTTTAAATTAATTGTTGAAGATAAAGAGGCCTATCTAAAAAAACCGGACAGGAAAATCTTAGCTGCCGCAACTGCTGCAAGTTCAACTAATCCTATGAAGTTTAATGAAGTTATTCTTACCAATTGTTGGTTAGGGGGAGATGAAGAAATAAAAACCGATGATTCTTACTTTTTAGGTGCTTCCGCTAAATTAAGCGAGCTAATTGAAATAAAACAAGCGGAATTGGAAAAGCTTTAGCCGCTGCCAAGATCGTCGAGGAAAATGTAGAATGGATACGTTTGAGCCATGCCATGCTCAGATATTATTTTCATATAGATCCGGATATATTAACAGATAAAGAATGGGCAGAAAGAATGCAAGAGCTTAATTATATCCGGATTAAAGAAAATTCAACTAATGCCAATTAATGTCATACCTAGTGAAAAACTCAAAAGAGATAACCGATAATGTTCTAAAAGCCATACAAAAAATGGGTATGGGTAACAATTCTGCATCATTTAAAATGCAAGAATTGGTTTATATAAGTACAATAAGTTTACACGCAAGATTAGGCAATTTAGCATCCAAGACATCTAAAAAGTTAAGTAAAGCAGCGGAAAATTCTAATAGATCAATATCAGAAATTCAAAAATCCGTAACCAATACTTTAGAAAAATTAGAGAATAATTCTAAAAAATTAGGTTATACTATTAAAAGTATCAATTCCAATTCTTTAGAAAATGTAGTGGAACTTTCTAATAATTCAGGATCCGGAGCTCAAAATAACGTTTCCTATAATTTTACTAAAACAACGGAAAGTTCTAATAATTCAGGAATTGAAATTCAGAATTCCGTTATAGGTAATTTATTTAAAGCAACAGAATATTTTAAAAATTTTGGACCCGTAATTCATAAAATCTTTGCCGATAATTTTATTAAAGCTGCGGATAGTTTTAAAAAAATAGCACCTGTAATTCAAAAAACTTTTGTTAAAACAGCAGATATTTTTAAAAAATTAGGACCTATAATTTTAAAAACTATTTATAATAAGATAGCTAATTCATCAGGACTTACAAAAAAAATAGCTCCTTTTATTCTAAAAACTATACTTAAAACAGCCAATAGTTTTAAAAAATTAGGATCTATAATTTATAAATCTGTTTCTAATATAATAGGTAAAACCATTGGATTTTCTAAAAGATTTGGATCTGCGCTTCAAAAAACTGTTTCTAATAGTAGATTAGGCAAAACCATTGGATTTTCTAAAAAATTAGGATCCGTGGTTCAAAAAACCGTTACTAAAGCTGCATCAAAAGTAAAAAATTTTGGTAAAAGAGGCATATCTAAAAAGAGTTCAAATAATCAAAAATCCGGAAAAAATAGTACAAACAGTACTTCTGATTCTGAAACAAATGGCAGTGAAAATGAATTAAATTTTAAATTTCCACAAGAAGCATTTGTCGATTTTTTGAATATGGGAATTCAAAAAGAATTAAGCAAAAAAAAGTTTGAGGTTTTACTTAGTTCAAAGAGTTCTGCTAAAAAAATGATGGATGATATTACAAATCTGTCGAAAAAAGTAAAGATTTTTGATCAATCCACTCTGGAAAGCAATGCTCAAACACTATTAAAAAGTGGAATGAATGCGGATCAGGTCGTGCCTAATTTGGATGCCATCAGTAACATATCCATGGGTGATACTCATGCAATGGATTCTCTTACTTCTTCTTTAGCCCAAGTAATAAATATGGGTACACTTACCGAAGACTCGTTACTGGCTATGGTTGAGGCAGGTTTCAATCCTCTGAATGAAATTTGCAGGACTACCGGATTAAGCATGGATAAGGTTAATGAAGAAATGATGAATGGTACTATTACTGCCCAAATGGTTACCAACGCTTTTCAATCAGCGGCCTCAGAAGGGGGACAATTCTTTGGAGTTGCCAATCAATTGTCCAATACGTTGGGAGGTCATTTACAAAGTACTACCAATAATTTAAATAATGTATTATTCAGATTATATGAAATCATTGCCCCTATGGTTCATATGTTTTTGGATTTAATTGACGCTGCCTTATTTTTAGCCGATACTTTGTTTGATGTTACTGACTTTTTCAGTGAAGTATTGAATAAGTTTTCCATCGGTAAAGGTGCAATAGTAACTCTCAAAGCGATTATAGTGAGTTTAGCATCTGCATTTATGACATATAAATTTGTTATGGGCTTAGCTGCTGTAGCTCAAGCAATCCTCAATGGAGTTATGATTGCCAATCCAATCGGACTTATTATAGCCGGTGTCGTGGGGTTAATAACCTTTATATATCTTTTAATAAACTCTGTGGAAGGTTGGGGTGATGCTTGGGATCATACCATGGAAATGGTCAAATCATTATGGGATGCAGGAATTTCATATCTGAAACTTTCGTGGTTGAATTTTAAAGATATACTTTTAACCGGTATAGAACAATTACAAATTGCTTGGTATACGTTTTCTAAGCTTTGGAATAAAAAATCAGCAGAAGAACATTTAAAACAAATCAGAGAAAATGCTAAAAAACGTAGTGATGAACGTAAGCTATTAATTAACGACATGGCTGATAGTATGTTAAATGCTTGGGATCACTTTAAAAAAATTGGAGGAAGTTTATCTTTTAAAACCAGTTCTGATAAAGAGAGTCCGATTATTTTAGACAATACTACTGAGGTATCTTCTAACAATGCCGGAGCTGAGAGTTTAACAGCAATCAATAAAAATTTTTCGTTACTTACTGACAGTTACAACAAAACCACTACGGACAATAGTCTATTTAACGACAAAGGCGGATTATCTTTCATCAGTGATACTTTGGAAAAATATAATCCTAAAAATAAAATTGCACCGCCTAAAAAATTAACCGATGAAACATCGGCTAATTCTTTAAAAACTGTAAATCCATCGATAAAATCAACAGGAACAGCAACCAATAGCTCTATTGTTACCGGTGGAGAAAAATCCAGCACAATAAATATTTCCATTAAAGATTTAATCGGAGTATTAAATATTCAAGGTAAAGATTTCAACGAAACAACGGATAAAATGGTTGATCAAACTGCAGATGCACTATTACGATTATTAGCCATGGCAAATTATTCAGTAGGATAAAAAATAAACGTATGAAAATTAATAATAAAAATTTATTATTGGCCGGTTTATTAGGTTCAAAGGTGGCCAAAAAATTACCACGGTTTGAAGCTCTTGAAAATGAATTAGCTAAACATGTGTTGCCACCAAAACCTTTTTTACCTCTTAAAAATAAGTCAAGATTTACTTATCAGGAAGTAGATTGGAATGATAAATTCATGGTAATGCCGGAACAAATTCCGGAGGATAAACAATTTTTTCCCGTAAAAATCAGAAATATCAATGACAGCCAATGGTATTTATTGCCTTATGAACCTATGATTACAATCTCAGGTAAAAATAATATCATCAAGCGAGAAGTAGCTAAAAAAGGAAATGATAAAAATTTGTTCGGTACTATAAAAGAATATTGGAGTCAAGACGATTACGAAATTACGATAACCGGCGCCTTATATGGAGCTTTAGAAACCGGATCTGTTGATGATTGTTATCCTAAAGAAGATTTTAGAGCGCTTAAAGACTTTATTCTCAATCCGCAAGGAATTGAAATTGATTGTCAACCGCTGAAATTATTAGACATTACCAGAATAGTAGTTGAAGATTTTACATTTCCGTTCACCAAAGGTGAAAATGTACAGGCATATGAAATTAAAGCAGTGAGTGATTCTACCTACGATTTGTTTAAACTTTTAAATGACTAAAATATATGTATAAGTTGTCATGGGACATAGAATTCAGCCACGAATCTAAAAAATTTAATTTGCCTGTAATTGCAGAATGTGAAATAAATAAATCTGTTGATTCTTTAGTAGCCACCGCTGTTATCATCTTGCCTGAATACATAGCCAATCGTCCTTTGAATCTCGAAAAAAAGATTCCGATAGGTTCTCAAGTAAAAATTAAATTAGGATACGACGATGTTTTAATAAATGAGTTTAGCGGATACGTGCAAAGAATAACCAATGTAGACAGCTGTTTAAAAATTTTTTGTGAGGATGATATGTATGTATTTAGAAAACCGGTAAAAAATGAGGAATTAAAGCCTACTTCTATTGACAAAATTGCTCAAACCCTGTTAAATCAAGTTATGCCCGAATATACTTTGAACTGTGACTATGAACTTTACTATGAAAAATTCGTCATCTTTCGAACAACGGCTTATGATGTATTGAAAAAATTACAGGAAGAATCCGCAGGAAATATATATTTAGATACCGAAAATAAAGTACTCCATATTCATCCTCCTTATGTTCAAAAAAAAGGCGAAGTCAAATATTCAATGCAACATAATATAGAAAAAGCCTCTTTAGAATACAAAAAAGCGTCAGACAAAAAAATTCAAATTACTGTTGAAACAACAGATAAAAACGGTAAAGTGCTTACCGAGACTTACGGCAATGAAGATGGAGAGAAAAAAACTGTTAAAATATCAAGCATAGCGCTGGCTTCACTTAAAATACGAGCAAAATATGAATATACCAAACATGCATACGACGGATACGAAGGTACTTTTGATACCTGGCTTCTGCCCTATGTTGAGCCTAGTTATTCAGCAAAAATAACAGATGAAGATTATCCGGATAAAAACAGCAAGTATTACGTAGTAAGCGTTAAAACCAGTTTTAGTTCTTCCGGAGGAAAAAGAACCATTACACCGGGTATACTTTTATCAGTTTAAACTATGGAAAAGGGAGAAAAAATAAAACGATTAATAAAACAACTGGTTGGTGCAAATCCTAATTTCCCAATTATAGGGACTGTTACGGAATTACAAAAAGAAACCTGTTCATTGGCATTGGATGAAGATTTGATTATTACCGATGTGAGGTTAAAGGTTAGTTATGGTGGTTCGGAAAACTATATGATTCAGTACCCTAAAATAGGTTCCAGAGTTGTGGCTTTGAGTATCAGCGGCGAGCTTTCTGATTTGATGATAATCAAGGTAGATGAAATTGAAAAAATAGAAATCAACCAAAACGGATTGGTCTTGTTGCTGGACAGTACTGATGGAAAAGTTTGTATAAAAAATAACTCTCGCAGTTTAATAGACCTGTTCCAGCTGCTGACTGATACTCTCAAGGGATTGAAAGTATTTACATCAACAGGAGCCAGCGGAACTCCTTTACCGGATACTCAAAAAAAATTAATTGATTTTGAAACGGGATTTAAATCACTTTTAAAATAGACGTTAAAATGGCACTAAATAAAGGAAGTTTACAATCAGGCATAAAAAAATTGTTAACTGACATGCATACCAGAGAAGATTCATCCATAGAAGAATTTTCAAAGAGATTAAGTGAATTGATAGACAGCTTTGTAAAAACAGCTACTATAAAATATGACGGCGGTTTATCTGCTCCCAACGGACCGGTAAACGGAACTTTTAAAGGAAAATTGGAATGAGAGACATATTAATTACAAATGAAGGTGAGCTTAAAATTGAGAACGGAGATTTTGTAGTTGAAAATTCAACTTTACAACATCAAGCGTTATTACTTTTAGCCAATCCGGGAGAATTCAAAGAAGATCCGATGCTGGGTGTGGGAATTGAAAGTTATATTTTGGATTCCTGTATGAACGAATGCGAATTTGAAGCACGTAAGCAATTTATATCGGATGGAATGAAAGTTAAAAATTTGATATTTAAGTCCAAAGATAATATGATTATTGATGCAGAATACGGATAATATGAAAGAATTATTTACAACCTATGTAGGAGAATTTTTAACCATGCTAACAGCCGTTTTTGGAGGGTGGTTTTATAAAAGAAAGAAAGAGTCCGTTACTAATCATAATTCATCCATAGATCATGGGGCAAGAGCTGTTAATATTTATAAAGAAGCATTGGAAGATCTGGGGATCTGTTATGAAAAAAAATATAAAAACATTATAACATTATACGAAAGTCGTGAACAACTTTTACGGAATGAAATAATGGAATTGAAAAATAAGATAAAAATATTGCGAAAAGAAAATATTTCCTTAAAAAGGAGGATTGAAGACTTGAAAAAACAACAGTAATATGAAAATAATTATTCGTAATAATCAATCCCTATTGGATGTAGCCGTCCAATATCGAGGAACAGCTGAAGCCGCCTTTGAGATAGCTCTGGCTAATAATTTAAGCATTACAGAAGATCTGAAAACAGGGCAAGAACTGATCATTCCCAATACACGATATTATAATAAAATAGTTTCTGAGTATTACGAAGGAAAAGGATTTTTACCCGCTACCTCCATATCCGATGATTTTATAAGCAATTTGGTAGATCTGGGAATTGGAGAGATGATTATAAATATAAACTTTAAGCCTAAAGCATTAAAAAATAGTTAAGATATGGCAAGGAAACTTAAGGACATAACAGAAGAAATTTTAAACGAAAAAGGAAAATATCGTGAATTGGATCCGTTGGATTCTACCTCAAAAACCTCAATATGGAGATTATTTGTATATGTAATAGCCTATACCATATTTAATTTAGAATTACTGTTTGACCGACATAGAGAAGAAGTAGACAATTTAATTGCCGAATTGAAACCACATACGGCTAAATGGTACAGAAATAAGGCTCTGGCTTTTCAATATGGATTTGATTTGTATCCGGATTCGGATGTATTTAATAATGAGGGGTATACTGATGATCAGATAGAAGCAAGTAAAGTAGTAAAATATTCTGCCATAACTGAGGATAGCAACCGAAGCAGACTTATTGTAAAAGTAGCCGGTGAAAAAAATGGTGAACTCGTACCTTTAACGACTGGAGAAGTAAATTCTTTTACAGCATATATGGAAGAAATTAAAGATGCAGGTGTGCCGTTAACCATCATCAATTATCTGCCTGATTTATTGTATTTAAATATTACAATAAAAATTGATCCATTGGTATTGGATGAAAATGGAAACGCCATAGCTCCAATCAATGGAAATATAAGACCGGTAGATACAACAATACGTCAGTATTTACGCGAATTACCTTTTAATGGTGAATTAATGTTATCAAAATTGGTAGACAAACTGCAGCTGACGCCGGGAGTTAAAGACGTAAATATCTATGAAGCTTCTTCTTCATGGATCGATCCTCAAACTAAAAATTACGGAAATCCTATTGCTATTACAATGAGTAAAATACCTAATTCAGGATATTTTACTACTATTAAAAACATTGGGAATAATAAGGTAGAAAATCTAGTTAAAATTGATTATAATGTGGTTTAACATAAATATAAAAAAACTGGCAGTCTTACATTTACCTACGGCACTTAGAAAAGCTCGAGAAATCAAATTCTTATTTAGTCTGGTAAAGCCGCTATCCCGTATACATTTTGATTGGTTACAAGTAAGAAATGAAAATATATATAAGTTAAATCACAATTCACAAGTATGCTACCTGCGCAAGACTCTAAATGATCGATTTGACCCTGCTGAAAGAAGGATAATTATTATGGATTATCAAATATATAAACAAAACTATATATACACTCAAGGAGAAAATAAGCCTTTTAAGTTAGGAAATAGCTCTTCAACAGATTGCGGCCCCATGTATTTAAGACCGGCATACGACTATGATCTAAGTACCCTAAATTTTATAGTTAAGGTTCCCAATGAGCTGTTAGTCGATAATATATATAAAATAAAAGCACTTATTGAATACTATAAATTAGCTAATAAAAAATACAAAATTGAAAAATTATAAACTTATAAGTTACTAAAAATGGATTACATTATATTTAATCAAACCGGTGGTTTTCCTTTGCAAACAGACACCTTAGACTTTATGCAACAAATGTACAGACCATTTCTTAACGATATGGGACGTATGGCCGGAAGAAGAGCAATAATTTGCGGATGTGAAGAACATGGCTCTAAGATAACCAAAGGACTCATTCAAATTGACAATGAGCTGTTTATTTTAGCTGAAGGAACTAAACAACATTCCATCACCATAGTTGAGGAAAAAAAAGAGTATGAATTTGAAAATGGCGAAAAAAAAGTAACCATTGTAACACGATATGCATCTTTTGGCACGGGAGCTGTATCTTATTCCTGGAATGAATTTAAAAGAGTACCGGATCTTAGCTTGATTCCTGAAGAAATAAAACGTTTAGATTGGAGAATAGACGGAAGAGTACCTTATGACGTTTTTAATCAATACCTAAATGAAAGCAAAAGTAATCGAGCTCATCTACAAAAACAAATTGATGGACGTGTGACAAATAAAGAATTTGGTGAGTTTTATAACAAAAATAAAGAGGTTCAAGCGTATCTTCAAGAACAAATTAATGGGCGTGTGACAAATAAAGAATTTGGTGAGTACTACAATAAAAATGAAAAAGTTCAAACCTATCTTCAAAAACAAATAGATGCTCGAATTACTAATGATAATTTTGCTAAACATTATAAAGAAAATTCGGAAGCTCATAATTTTCTTCAAAAACAAATAGATGCTCGAGTTACTAATGAAAATTTTGCTAAACATAACAAAGATAATTCAGATGCTCATAAATCATTTCAAGCACAACTTAATGTTAGGTTAACTCATACCGAACATGCAAAATTTTATCATGAAAATATGGATGCTCATCAATATCTTCAAGCACAAATTGATGGTAGGGTAACTCATACCGAACATGCAAAATTTTATCATGAAAATCTTTCTGCTCATACCTATTTACAGCAACAAATTGACAGACTAAATAAAAAAGTTTTTAGATAAATCAACTGTTTTCTTAAATGCATTTAAAATGAAAACTTATTAGTCGGCCTTCGATTATCGAGTTTAAAATAAATTGTCAGATTATTTAAAAATATATTATATATATTTTTTATATATAATCATTATAATTTACAAAAAAACAAATAGTTAATCTATAAATCTTATCAGTTGGATGAATTTTTAAATGACAAAAAAAGGTACTTTAAAACAATAAGTTAAAAATAAAAAAACCGGACGAGTATCAATTCTCAAAGTAGATGGTTAAAAATTTTAATTTATCTAACATAGATTCTAATTTTTACCTTTTTTAAAGATAAATAATATTAAAATTTACAAAAATGACAACAAAAGATACATTAAAACAGTGGTTTAAAAATGGCAAGAAACCTGACGAATCTCAATTCTCGGAATGGTTGGAAAGCTATTGGCATAAGGATGAAAAAATACCAATCGAAATCATTGAAAATATTAATAATATATTAGCTAATAAATCAGATACTTCTCTAGTCAAAAGCTTGATAAATCAATTGGAGGGAAAAGTTGATAAAGAAGTTATAATGTCTTTAGAAAAATACATAAAGGAGATCATTGATGATAATCTTAACAAAGCTTCGGATAAGACCTATTCTATAGATAAAATACAACAAATTGTTGAAATTATTAATAATAAACTTGAAACAAAATCTGATGCCTCTTCCCTAGGTATTTTATTTGAACAACTTGATAATAAGGTTGATAAAAATGTTGTTCAAAATTTGACCAATCATTTATATGGTTTAATTGATGACAGTCAAACTTCTGCTTCCGATAAAACGTATTCCATAGACAAGATACAAGAAATTATTAGCAAGTATGTTAAAGATGCGGTTATCGATATCAAATATAATGATCAAACCAACAAATTATTGGTTCAATATCAAAACGGAGAATCCCAAGAGCTAATTATAAAGGATAATTTTTTATCGGAAATTACTTATGATTCATCCCATAAAGAAATTAAGTTTATTCTTGAAAGCGGAAAAACCTTTACTACAAATATCTCTGATTTACAAGACATTTACAGGACGACTGAAAACGGGGGAATTGAAATAGATAATGAAAATCAGATATCAATAAAAAAGGGTGGTATAAACGAATCCATGCTTGACGAGGATGTTAAAGATAAAATCAATCATACCGATACGTTACAACAAATTACTGAAAAGGGCAATTCAACCACTAAAGATTTACTTATAAATTCTGCTTCTCTGGGTGCTGATACCAATGGTAATATCAAATTTGGTACAGATGCTTTAAACAGCAAAAACGAATCGACGCGTAACAACCTGGCTATCGGAAGTCAAGCATTATCGAAAAATGTTACCTGTCCGGATATCTTAGCAATCGGAAACCATGCATTGAAGGAGTTTGACGGTATGGGTTCTGAATCCGATTGGATCACAAGCATTGGGCATAACTCCGCAACAAAATTAAGAAACGGCGCCAACTCTTTATTTGCGGGACACGGTGCCGGACAAAATTTAGAATCTTGTAACTTCGATACATTTATGGGCGCTTTAACAGGGGCGAATGCTAAAAAATCTGTCAGCAATGTTCTGATTGGACAAGCAGCGGCCTACAACGCTCAACAATTGACAGATGATACTGCTATTGGTCATCTTGCATTGGGAAAATATAAAGGAGTAGATTATAAATCATCTACAGATAGTAAACCTATGACTTCGGGAGGTAATATTTCAATTGGTAAATATGCTTCATATAAAACTTTATATGGTCGCGAAAATACATTTATCGGCCACCAATGTGGATACGATTTTTCAAATTACGGTGAATATAACACCTATTTGGGTTCCGGTATAACCAAAGGTTACAATCAAGTATATGGAAATACCAGTGTTGTTATTGGTGCATATGCAAGTTTGCCGATGAGGTTTGAATTAACTAATAAATTGGTGATCGATGCCAAAAGACCGGAAGATCCTAAGAGTGATCCTTTAGTGTACGGAGATTTTAAAGAGAAATGGTTTAAAATAAACGGGAAACACAGACTTAATTATGAGTATACGCCCAATGCGGATTTAAACCGAGATTTTAAACCAAGCCATATGCTTGTTTCTGATGATGAAGGTAATGTGGGAGTAACTAAATATATAGATATAGCTAAGGCTACTTATTCACATGAATATGAAATTAATGATTCAGAGTTTTCAAAGATATGTTCTTTTTCTTTTAATCAATTAAACGGCCGGGCATTTTTAAATCTTTTATTAGATGGAATTGATGCTAATTTGAATAATAGCATTTCAACGGCATATATACGTTCAAGTGTGATAAATAATTCCAGGGTAGTTAAAGGTCTTCAAGAAAACAAAACGGAGAATGTCAACTATAAGCTTTATTATAAAAAAGAATTTGAAAAAATAGATGATTATATTTTTCAACCCATAAGCCAAGATAATGGTACAAATTTTAATTTAATATCTGAAAAATATAAAGATTTATATATTTTAAAGCCAAAAACCGGATATAACAGATATTATATACCGATGGATAAAATTACAGATTTGGATGATGAAAATCGATATTATACTGCTTCAATGGTTGTAATACCAAATGAACTGGATACCCAAGATACTGTATTTTTCAATACTATCATATTAGGTGGAGTAAATGGCAATAATTGGAATCATAGAATTGGATGGAAAGATTTTAAAAAAATCAATAATTCCGATGGTAGTGTTTTTCTATATAGTACATTCTTAGTTGAAAGATCTTCCGGAAGACAATTTACAGAATTTAGTTTTGTATGTGAAAATAACTCGACCCAAAATCAGACAAAAATAACTAATTTAAAGGTTGAAGAGGGAGAAAAGTATACTCCGTATATTGAAACTTTTAATGATTATTCTAATGAATCAAATGGCGTAACTTTCCCTATTAAAGGTTTGCCCGGTTCTTCCCTTATCTGTATTGATGATAAATATGTTCATGTTGCTTATGCTGATGATAGTAACGGAAATGGATTCTCTATTACGCCAGAAGGTAAAAATTTTGTAGGAGTATATGTCGATCGTATTTCTGAAACTAATGAAAACCCTAAATTATATACATGGAGCTCAGTTTCAGATCTTCTTGCTTCCAATGAAGATGTCATAAATATATCTTGCGGTGAATTCGAAGGTAAAAAGCATTATTTACATGTTGCATATGCCGACAATCATAAAGGAGATGGATTTTCCACTAATAATACTAAAAAATTTATAGGACTTCTCTTGGATACAAATGAAGTAAATCAACAATTTTCTCTATTTCTTAAATCTGAAGATGCAGATATGAAAGTTCAAGTCAGCGTTTTATCTTTGGATGAGAAAATGGGTAAAATAGATTTTATCCAAGATGAAAAAATAGTTTACGATAAATTTTCAGGTGAATTTTCAGTTTTATAA